ATCTTTTGCTAATAGTCTTAAAGATGCAGTAGCACAAGTGTTTGGATGGGACCGCACTATGCTAGAAGGACGCACTAAACAAGCCCGTGAATGGCGCGAACAAGTAGATCCATGGTGGGCAGAACGTTTAGGTATGCCTCATTTAACACCACGTTGGGTATTACAATACTGGGGTACTGAAGTTTGTCGCAAGGCTTTTCATGACGATATTTGGATTGCCGCATTAGAGAATAAACTACGCAACTCGAAAGATGACATAGTTATTAGTGACTGCCGTTTTCCTAATGAAATTAAATCAATTAAAGCCGCTGGCGGTATTGTAGTACGTGTTGTTCGTGGTCCAGAACCCGACTGGTATGATGCCGCAGTAAGTGCCAATAGAGGCCCAGACGGGAATATAACTTGGGCAACTAGCAAACGTATATTAGAAAATGTAGGAATTCATGCTAGCGAAACAGCATGGGTTGGTACTAAGTTTGATTATACTTTAGATAATAACGAAACTATTGACGACTTATATACTCAAATTAAGAGTGTTATAAATCAGGCACTAGGTCGCCCTGCCTCCAGCGAACTCCCTCTTTATGAAGGACTCGTTGACAATTTGCACACACAGTCTTAAGATTAGAGTGACGGCAATTATTTAGATCTCCGTCAACATGGAATACAGCAAATACTTCTTTGTAGGGTGATTTAAATCCGCATTTATCACAAGCGTTTTTAATACGGTATCCTGCCTGATACCATCGTGCAACTCCCCTACCACCGAGACACCCTTCACATTTACGTCTATAGTAAATGCGTCCTTGCTTACGATAGTTAATAGCCGAGGGTCTAGTACCGCACATGTTGCATAAAGGTCTCATGTGTATATTTAAAAAATCGCACCTTTTTTACCCCTTTTTCTGGCGCTATAACTCGTACAAAAAGTCCAAAAGCCATAAATACATTAACAGTATGTCATCATGGAGATAACACAATGGCTCAATTAAGTTCACCAGGCGTAAGCGTAACCGTTGTAGACGAATCGTTCTACACACCAGCCGCACCCGGTACCGTACCTTTAATCGTAGTCGCTACGCAAGCGAACAAAATGAATTCAGCTGGAACAGGAACTGCTCCAGGAACACTTACAGCAAATGCTGGCGCAGTATATCTATTAACAAGTCAAGCAGACTTAGGCGCTACATTTGGTGTACCTTACTTCCAAACTGATGCAGAAGACAATCCAGTTAATGCTGGTGAAGTTAATGAATATGGTCTACAAGCTGCCTACAGTTTCTTAGGTGTAAGCAATCAAGCATACGTAGTACGTGCTAACGTTGACTTAGCTCAATTAGAAGGTTCAGCTTCAATCCCAACAGGTAGTCCAACAGCTGGACAATACTGGTGGAATACTACAGCTACAAACTACGGTGTATTCCAGTGGAACGCAAGTGCCGCAACTGTAACTAACGGACAAACATTCCAAGAACAACAATCTATTAACAACTTGTCAGTTATTACTAGCACACAATATTTGAGCTCAGCGACTGGTAATGATGGATTAGATGTTTATGATGCTCCTTTAGCCAGTTACGGTAGTCCAGGCGACTACGCAGTTGTAGCATGTTCAGCCGCTACAAACACAAACATCCTATGGTTTAAGACATACAACACAGCCAATGATGGTACAGGTGGATCAACTATTGCTGTAAGCAATAGTGCATGGGTTCAAGTTGGTACAACAGCTTGGGTTAAATCATGGCCAACAATTACTTCAACAGCGGCAAGTCCAACATTGACAAGTGGTCAAACAATCATTATCAATGCAAACACAATTACCAATGCTGGTACTTCATTATCAACACTAGCAACTGCAATTAACGCTAGTTCGGCATTAGCTACCGCAGGTATTACAGCCAGTGTACAAAACGGATTCTTAAACATCTACTCAACAGGTGTTGCAGTAGTTATTGCCGCTGGTACACAAAGTTTAACAACTTTAGGTATGACAGCTGGAACATACAATGCTCCAACATTGACTATTGCTCCGCATTATCAAGTTCCACAATACGGTAACTATTCAGCTGGTACATATTCAGGTACAAATGGATATCCAACAGGTAGTTTATGGATTAAAACAACAACAGTTAACTTAGGTGCTAACTTTAATATTCAATATTACAATGGCACAACAGCTAGCTGGATTCAACAAGCTATAACACAGTTATATCCAAACAATCAATCAGCTATGGCCACATTGGATGCAACTGGCGGTGGTGCTAATATTCCAGTTGGACAAGTTTATATCAAATATAATGATACAGAAGCAACTCCTGCATTAGCTAACTACAAAATTTATCAACGCACATCAACTGGTGCTACAACAGTAACATCAAATGTAATTACAGCTAGCACATTTACATCTGGTAGCAATACAGTTACAGCGTTTTCTTCAAGTCAAGTTGGTAGCGGAACTATGTTGGCAGCTCCACAAGTTAGTGGTTCTGCAATTACATTTACAGCAACAGGAAATGCTACAACTGATGCGCAAGCATTTGCTACAGCAATTAATAATGCCGCGCAAACATTAACTAATGTTACAGCTACAATTAATGCAAACAATCAAATTGTGCTTTCACATACACAAGGTGGTGACATTCGCTTTACTGACGGCACAAATACTCCAATTAATAAAGCATTTACTACTTCAGGCACAATTAGTATTAGCAACTTCTATCAAGATCCTAGCTCAACTGGTAGCGATGGAAAATATCTTGTTACAGCATGGGCTAATACAGCTTCAATTGCTAGTGCAACTCCGCTAGTATTACCAAGTGCAACTGCACCAACAACCACTCCTGCAAATGGTACATTGTGGTACGATACAGTTATTACTGATTTAGACATCATGATTAATGACGGTACATACTGGAGAGGTTATTGCTCAACAGCTGGTAAAGTAGTTGTTAACCAAGGTGTAGGATATTCTAATGCCGCAACAACTACAGATATTAATGGTCCTATTATTAGTGCTACACAACCAACTACAAACTCAACAGGTGGTAGTTTACAAAATGGTGACTTATGGTTAAACTCAAGTAATACAGAAACATGGCCACAACTTTACAAGTGGAATAGTTTAACTAAAGTATGGGTACTAGTTAATAGTGCAGACCATACAACACAAAACGGTATTATTTTTGCTGATGCACGTTGGTACGATGATAGTACAAATAGTGCCAGTGCAAAAACAGGTGCCGCAAGTCCACAGAACATTGCAGGTGCTACATCAGGTACATTGATTACTAGTGACTTTGTTGACTTTGATGCTCCTAATCCAGCACTATATCCAAAGGGTATGTTGCTATGGAACACACGTCGTTCAGGATTTAACGTTAAGAAATATGTAACTGGTTATGTTAACACAGCCGCACAAAATACATTAATGTCTGGCAAGCCATACATGACTTACTACTATCCAGATCGTTGGGTAAGTGCCGCACCAAACGACTATCGCGGTGTTGGACAGTTTGGACGTAAAGCTCAACGTGCTGTTGTTGTTCAAGCATTAGACGCATTGATTAATAGTAATCAACAAATCCGCGATGAAGACAGCCGCGTATTTGATATTATCAGTTGCCCAGGTTATTTAGAAACACTGCCATCGTTAGTAAGTCTAAATAACGATCGCGGTTTACTATCATTTATTGTTGCTGATGCTCCAGCTCGCTTAACACCAGATGCTACAAGTTTAAGCAACTGGGGTAACAACGTAAACAATGCAACTGGCGATGGCGAAGCAGGTTTAGTAACAACAGACGCTAACACAGCAGTTTACTATCCATGGGCATTTACAACAGACTTATACGGTAATGACATCGTTGTTCCTCCAAGTCATATCATGTTGCGTACAATCGCGTTAAGTGACAATGTTAGCTATCCATGGTTTGCACCAGCTGGTGTACGTCGTGGCGGTGTAACTAATGCAAGTAGCGTAGGTTATGTTGACGGACAAACAGGAGAATTTAATCCAACTGCTTTAAACACAGGACAGCGTGATACATTAGCCGCAGTTCATGTAAATCCAATTACATACATTGGCGGTACAGGATTAGTAGCTTATGGACAGTACACACGTCAATTGGTTGCTAGTTCATTAGATCGTATCAACGTTGCACGTTTAGTAATTTACTTACGTTACCAATTAAATGCTATTGCTAAGCCATACATTTTTGAACCTAACGATACAATTACACGTAACGAAATTAAACAACAAATTGAAAAATTATTGCTTAACTTAACAGGTGAACGTGCTCTATATGACTATCTAGTTGTATGTGACACTTCAAACAACACTCCAAGCAGAATTGATGCTAACGAGTTGTATGTTGACATCGCAATTGAACCAGTTAAAGCAGTGGAATTCATTTACATTCCATTGCGTTTAGAAAACACTGGCGCAGTCGCAGGATTGGGCAAATAATTAGGAGAATATAATGGCAATTGCGGCACTATCAAACTTTACAGTACCCTTAGCTAGCGACCAGAGCGCGGCATCACAAGGCATGTTGATGCCAAAGTTGAAATACAGATTTCGTATTTCGTTTGAAAACTTTGGTGTAAGCACTCCTACAACAGAACTAACAAAACAAGTTTCAGATGCAAGTCGTCCTAACGTTAAATTCCAAGATAACGTTATTGAAATTTACAATAGTAAGATTCACTATGCTGGCAAGCCAGCTTGGGAACCTATTGCAGTTAAATTGCGTGACGATGTTAGCGGTAATGTTAGTCGCTTAGTTGGTGAACAAAATCAGAAACAATTTGACTTCTTTGAACAAAGTTCAGCGGCTGCGGCTGGTGATTACAAATTCACAATGCGTATTGAAATGTTAGACGGCGGCAATGGATCGCAAACCCCTAATGTTTTAGAAACATGGGAATGTTATGGTTGCTATGTTGAATCAACTAACTGGCAAACATTAGATTATAAAGAACAAGGTCCGGTAATGATTGACTTATCAATCCGCTTTGACAATGCAGTACAAACTGCTCCTGTTCCAGCAATCGGCGCTACTAAGTCAGTACAAACACCCGGCGCGAATAGTAGTAAAAACGCATTAGGTTAATACTAAGCCTGCTGTTGCAGGCTTTTTATTGAGTGTTCATTAACTACGCACTTAATTATTTAAATAAATAATACTATGGGATTCACAGCCGATCAAAATTTAAAATCTAATCCAAACGTATATTTGCGCGATTGGCAACATGCCGCAGATCTGTTTAATGCTGATCAATTTAGATTAGCGCCTAAGTTTGGATTTCAGTTTCATGTAGCGTTTGGAATTAATTCAGGTGCCTTACAAAATATTAATCTTATACAGCGTTACGGGCAAGAAATTAATATGCTAGTTAAAAGTATTGATTTACCAAGCTATACTGTGCAAACAGAAACGCTAAATCAATACAACAGAAAAAAAGTAGTACAATATTATCATAAGCCTGGTGAAATAACTATTAAATTTCACGATGATAATATGGGATTAATTAATCAATTGTGGCAAAATTATTATGCTTATTATTTTGCTGATTCTTTATCAGCAAAAGTAAACGGTGCCTATGATAGAAATGCAACAAAGAAATTTGATTTTACTCCAACATCATACGGATTAGACAACGGTAGTACAGATCCGTTTTTTAGTTATATAAAAATATATCAAATGGCTCGACACGAGTA